TCGCACTGCCTGAAGGGTTAAGAGGACTTGAGATCGGGTGCGCATGGGGTGCAAAAACTGTTGATGTGCTCGCTGGAAGGTCTATGTTTGACGGCTTTGTTGGCATTGACGGAAGGGATGTTGAAATCCTTGACGAAATCTCCGCAAAAAACAACCTTGTTGATGAATATATTAAGGCTTGCCGTGATGAGCTGAAGTACGGATGCGTGTTTGCAACCTTGAGCAATTCCGATGATGGAGTGAAGATTCGTTTTCACTCACCGATGACCGCTGCAGCTATTTGGGACGGAGAAAAAGGTCGAATCGCTTACGGATTCGCAATTATAGACACGGCGCCTGATAACAACCACGATTGGCACCCTTCAATCATCAATTACTATACTGATGATTCAATTTGGGTTTTAACCAAGTCAAATGAAACATGGTACGCTGACAGACATCCCCACAGAATGGGCAGACCGCTTATGGAAGCCCTGATCTGGAACGCAACGAGCGATAAACCTTTTGGACGTTCAAGAATCAAGGAACCTATCAGAAGGCTGATTCAGGGATATGTCAGAACGGTTGCAAACGCTTCAATAGGGCTTGAATTTGCAACTTCTCCGCAGAAATATCTTCTCGGAGTTACAGACGAACAGTTTGAAGCGGTGGTTAATCAGAAATTCAAACAGTATGTTGGTTCGATCCTGGCATCAACCACAAATCCGGAGAACGGAGAGAAGCCTTCTTTCGGACAGCTTCAGCAGGGGAACATATCTCCTCATGTTGAGATGCTTCGGATGCTTGCAACGCAGTTTAGTGCGGCTACGGGTTTGACTGTAACCGACACCGGAGTTGTAAACGATGCAAATCCGACATCAAGCGATGCAATTCTTGCACAGAGTCAGACGCTTGTGGCTACTGCCCAGCAGTTGAACATTGGAAACGGAGTGGCACTTCGAACTATTGCTCTTATGGCTTTAGCTATCGAGAGTAACACAGATCTTAACGGTCTTACAGATGATCAGAAAGCAATAGTTGCGCATTTTAAGAATCCTGCGATGCCTTCCGTGGCAGTTACGGCAGACGCAGCTATAAAAATCGCATCTTCAAGGCAGGGCTTTGCATCAACGGACGTTTTCCTTGAAATGCTTGGATTTGATAAGGCTGACATCCGTAGGATCAAGGCACAGGAACAAAGATCAAGAGGTCAACAGGTCTTAAACGAGGTTATAAATGACGATAACGCTTGACGAGTGGGTCAAATACCGTGATTTGCTCGCAAAACTCAATAAAAAGGCGGCTGACGAGTTCAGAGATGCTGTTTGGGGGGCGAATGGACGTTGGCACGGAGTCGGACTTGGGAACATTCCCAGGGACGAGCTTATCGAATACGCTTATGCGCTTGTCACAAAGTATGGAGAAGCTTCTGCAGCGTTATCCGCAGAAATGTATGATGCGATAGCCGCATTAAGCGAAGCAAATGTTCCTGAAGCGGTTGTTGCTGAAACGGCAAGAATTGATGAAGTGGGGAAGGCTTTGAACGGAGCCATAAACTACTCGCAAAACGAAGAATATGTTTCAGCGGTTGTCGGAAGGCTCGTTAAACAAGCAGGACAGGACACCACGGTCCAAAATGCGTTGAGAGACGGAGCACAATTCGCTTGGATTCCTGCCGGTGAGACTTGTGCTTTTTGCCTTACGCTCGCTTCGAGAGGCTGGCAATACGCTTCCAAGAAAGCGATTAAAGGTGGACACGCAGAACACATTCACGCAAATTGTGATTGCGCTTATGCGATTAGGTTCAGCGAAAAAGATGAGGTTGAAGGCTACGATCCCGACAAATATTTGAGTATGTATGAAAACGCTGACGGAAGAACTCCACAGCAAAGGATCAATGCGATGCGGAGAGATGCTTATGCAGCGGACAAGATTAGCGAGGGAACGGATAATTCCGAACTCATTGAAGTATGATAATTGCTTGTGATTTTGACGGAACTCTATATCGTGACGGTCAAGTAAATATCAATTTGATAAACCGATTAAAGCTTGGCCAACGGCAAGGAAAGACGGTTATCTTGTGGACTTGCCGAGACGGAAAGAGACTGTCCGAAGCGTTAATTATTTTAATGGAATACGGGTTCAAACCAAACTTCGTGAATGAAAATTCACCGATGACGATTCAAAAACTTGGTTATAATCCGAGAAAAATCCTTGCTGATGTCTATATAGATGACAAAGCAATCAACGTAAATTAGCACCCGTCAAAAGGTGCTTTTTTAATAGGCAACTCGTGCTATAAACGAGGTTTAACCATTTATTGGGAAGGAGAATTTAATATGAGCGAAAATAACGCTACTGTACCCACACAGGAAAGCCCTGACACCCAGGCAACACGCACTTTTACCCAGGACGAGGTTAACGCCATTGTTGGCAAGAGACTTTCGGAAGAAAAAGGTAAATATGCGGACTACGATGTTTTGAAGGAAAAAGCAAGCAAGTACGATGAAGCCCAGGAAGCCGCCAAGAGCGAACTTCAGAAGGCTACGGAAGCGGCTGAATCCTACAAAACACAGTTAGAGGAATTGAAGAAGCGTGACGAAATACGTTCAATTCGTGAAAAGATTTCATCGGAGACAGGCGTTCCTGCAAGTCTTCTGACATCCGACACAGAAGAAGCGTGTAAGGCACAGGCTGAAGCAATCCTCGCATTTAGTAAACCGACCTCATATCCGTCCGTTAAGGACAGCGGTGAGGTTCATCACACAACAGCATCAAAACCCGAGGATCAATTCAAAGAGTGGTTTGATGCCAATTTCAGATAAGGAGATTTAAAATGGCTGACATCAACAGAACAACCAATTCTATGGCACTTCCTTCAGAGCTTTCAAGCCAGGTACTCGCAAAGGCTTCACAGGAGTCTGCAATCATGAGACTTGCTGACAAGGTTGACCTTCCCGGACGTGGAGTTACCATTCCCGTTATCGTTGCAGATCCTACTGCTGCATGGGTAGCTGAAACCGAGAAGAAGCCCGTCAACAACGCAACTCCCGGAACCAAGCTTATGCAGGCTTTCAAGCTCGCAACAATCATGACCTTCTCAAAAGAGCTTGTAAGAGATGCTTCCGCACTTTACAGAGCAATCGTTGACAAGGGACCTGCAGCAATCGCAAAGACTTTCGATCAGACCATTATCGGAGCAGTTCAGGCACCTTCAACAACCAACTTCGATACTTTTGCAAACTGTACCGCAGTTTCTATCGCAAACGCAAACAACGGAACCTATCTCGGACTTGTAGCTGCTAACCAGAACATCGCAAACGCAGGTGGAAGAATGAACGGCGTTGCAGTTGGCGCACAGGGCGAGAGCCTTATGTTCTCCGCTGTTGACAGCACCGGAAGACCTATCTTCATGCCTTCCGCAAATGACGGAGCAATCGGTGCAGTTCTTGGATCAAAGGTTGTTGAGAACAACGGTCTGTATGTAGCTGGAACTTCTCCTGCTCCCAACGTAGTTGGTATCGCAGGTGACTGGACCCAGGCAAAGTACGGTATCGTAAACGGCATCGAGTTCAGCTTCTCCGATCAGGCAACCCTTGATCTTGGAAGCGGCAACGTGATCAACCTTTGGCAGCAGAACATGGTCGGTGTTCTTGTTGAAGCAGAAGTCGGTTTCCGTGCTGATACTGCTTGCTTCAACCTTCTTACCGACTGATGAAGGTTGCATTTATTCATAAGACCCTCGGCATCAAAATGTGGGTCACGGAAGCAGAAGTAGAAAGATTCAAAGCGGCAGGTCACAAGCCTGTCGCTACTTCTGAAAAACCCACTGAAGAGAAGGTCGAAGTGAAAGCAGAAGAATCAAAGGCTGAAAAGGCTGAAGAGCCTAAAAAGAAGCCTTTAGTCAAAAAGAAATGAGGATAACATGGCATACGCAACTGTTCAGGACGTTCAAGACAGAATGAGCGTCACGATGACCGAAACACAGCAGAATATTTGCTCAAAGCTCTTGGATGATGCGGCAGTGATCATTGATGATTTTAATGTGAATGCGACTGCGGATAACAAGAAGATTGTTTCAATCCGTATGGTCCAGAGGGCATTGAATGCTGATTCGGATGTTCCGCTCGGGGCTACACAGGGAAGTATGTCAGCACTTGGATATTCTCAATCCTGGACAATGGGGCAAAATGCTTCCGTCGGAGAATTATATCTGAACAAGCTCGAAAAACAGATGCTTGGAAAAGGAAATCAGATAGGCTGCACTTCGGTTTTGGAGTATATGACGGGGGCTTCCATATGAAGGGAATTACGGTCACACTTGAAAAACGTACACAGACAGGGACGGACGGATTCGGAAGACCTGTCTTTTCAACTATTCCCGTTGAAGTGAACGATGTTCTTGTTGGGGAGCCGTCATCCGATGACATAACCAACAATCTTACGATGTACGGAAAAAAGGTAGTTTATACCCTGGCTATTCCGAAAGGCGATGAGAATGACTGGGAAGATACAGTTGTTATTCTCCCTTCACCCTTTGCTGGAAGGTATCATACAGTCGGATATGCTACTGCCGGAATCGAAGAAAACATTCCTCTTCGATGGAATAGGAAGGTGCATCTTGAAAAACTCGAAAGTTAAGGTCAAGTTGAATAGCGCCGGGATCAAAGAAGTGTTGAAATCGCAATTTATGATGACAGCAATTCAGCGAGAAGGCGAAAAGCTTGGTGATCCGGAAACAAGTTTCGTTGGATTTGACCGATGTCACGTGATAGTTAAGGAGACAGGAAATGCTAATAGAACAGAGAGTTAAAGAGTTCCTTGATACGGAGCTTGCTGATGATAATATCGGGGTTTATCTTGAGATTCCGGAACAGCTTCCCTCGTCATTGGTAGTCTTCCAGCTCGTGGATCGTGGCAAAGAAAATCACATCAACGAAGTCACGCTTGAATTTCTTTCCTATGCTCCGAGCAAATACGAATCAGCTCTCCTTGACGAAAAGGTCCGTGAAGCCATGGAAAAGCTCAACGAGACAACAGACATCACCGCTTCACTTGGTGGCGGAAATGATGCTCCTGACACGAGCTTAAAGAGGTACCGCTATCGTTGCTACTATAACTTGTATTTTTAAAGAGAAGGAGACTTTATTATGCCTAATGCAACCAATGTTTCAGTAGGTAAACCCAAAGTCGGCGGTGCCGTTCATTGGGCGCCTCTCGGATCAACTCTTCCTACTGATGCGACCACAGCACTTGATCCTGCATTCGTAGACCTTGGCTATGTTTCCGAGGACGGACTTGTAAACAACAACTCGCCTGAAAGCGATACTGTTAAGGCTTGGGGTGGAGACACCGTTCTTTCACTTCAGACAGACAGACCCGATACTTTTGCACTCACTCTTATCGAAGCAATGAACGATGATGTCCTTAAGGCTATCTATGGATCAGCCAATGTTACTGTCGATAATGACGGAAATGTAACTGTAAAAGCTACGGCTGGCGAGATGCCTTCCGGATCTTGGGTATTCGATATGATCCTCAAGGGCGGACGTGCAAAGAGAATCGTGGTTCCTAACGGAACTATCAGCGAGCTTGGCGAGATTACTTACAAAGATGATGAAGCTGTTGGGTATGACATCACGATCACCGATGTTCCTGATGCTTCAGGCGTCTATCACTACGAGTACATCGCTGCTGATTAAGTATTAAAAAGGGAGAAAACAGATGCAAGGAGAAACAAAGACAGGCTTTAAGTTTGATATCGATGATAGGATTCTTTCGGATTGGAGATTCACAATGGCACTTACCCGAGCACAGAACGGGAAGGGTCTGGATCAGCTTGCCGGAGCCCAGGATATGGTTTCGCTGATGCTTGGTGAAGAAGGGCTTGAAGAGATGATGAAACACATCGCCGATCAGAATGACGGATTTGTTCCTGCTGAAGCTGTTATGGCGGAAGTGCAGGACATATTCGAAAGTAAGATCCCAAAAAACTGATATTCCTCGCACATTGTATTGCGGTGTGTGAGGACGAGCTTATCTGTGACCTTGCAGAAGTTTATCACGTTCTCAACTACAAAGAGTTGTTGCCTTCACTGGTGGCAACTCTTTGTTTTGGGTTAAAAGATGATTCCAGAGTGAAAATGCACTTTTCAAACAGCAAGATCACTTTAACACAGACATTACTTGCCCGGATGGCGGACGAATTATCGTTCCAGAGCTGGGCAAAGACTAAAGACGGACAAAAGAACCGGAACCGCCCTGAATCGATCCTTGAAGCTCTTACCAAAGAGAAAAAGGATGTAGATGAGCTGGTTTCGTTTAAGACAGCGGAAGAATTTAATACCGCTTGGCAGGAGATAGTCAATGGCAAACACGATCGGTGAAGCATATCTGCAAATCAGACCTTCGATGGAAGGCGT